CGACGTCGCGTCAACCAAGGTGTCAGGAACCCGAAACGTGGAGTTTGCTCCGGCAAAGCCACTTTCAGCTCAATGCTTTCGGTCAAACGCGTTGTGTACGGCGGGATATTACCGCGGTAAGTCACAAGCGATTGCATCAAGTACATACACGATTTGTACCACCAGCATGCATGGAAACTGTAGTTAACTCTGCAAGATTCATGTTGGTTCTCCTCTCCAGTAACCAACATCCCCCCATTACGGGATGGCTTTCTCAGACCCTTGCTGCGACCACCTTTCGGGTGGTCCACGAGACACAACTCCTGAGAGACATCGGGGACAACGGGCTGCGTAACGCTTCCTTCCGAATCTTTCGGTAGGTGTCGCGACGAATTTCAGAAGCTACTTCATTCGAGCCAGAACCCAAATAGTGGTTAAACGGAAGAGGAAAGGGATCCATCACGGATTGCCAAGGGACAGTGTCTTCATAGACATACTGTGCACCTCGGTACCGTAGGAACTCCCTACATTCTTCCATCCACCATTGGGCTGCCGATTGAAGCAATTCGCTTCCGTCGTTCGCGAACATCAAACCGACTTGATCAGGTCGGGCGCGTGTCGCGCAGAAGGCCGCAACCTTGCGATGGGACTCACTCACATCCGCTCCAGGGGGCAAAGGAATACCTAAGCCTCCCAACTGCTCGTGCAGAAACCAAGGTCTATCAGATTTGAAGACCAGAGGATTCCGCGCAAGCATTGCGGAAATGAGTACGTTCGGATCAGCGTCAACACACTTTAGCAATTGCCGGGCTAGGGCACCAATAGAGTTGCTTGCAACTCCAAAGGTATCCTTACCCAGCTTCTTATTGCCGAAAGCTGATGTCGATGCTCGACCCTTACCGTATAAGAGCCCAACGTTCAAGGCCACGACCTCTTCCCAGTCGTCCTCATGGAACATTGAACCAAACGGAATACGTTGGTAACACTGGCTGTTTATAACCGCTACACGTTCATGCACGTAGTTCTTCCCTACTGAAGGGGATAAACCACATGCCGAAACGAAAGCGGCCCACGGCGCAGGATCAGAGGTTCCGACTAGACAGTCGTCACCATTGACCCGCACCGGGACATGCCAGTAACCGTCGAACTTCCGACCGTTCACATGCTCCAAGTACACGATGTTAACCGCCGCGTTCACCAAGCACAGAACCGGAAAGCTTACGGGCGAACCCATTAGCTGACCGTTCCGTTGCTTGCGAAAGCGCGGCTTTTCACCAACCTCATACAGGATCTTATGCCTTGTTAAACCATTAAAGGTTTTAAGGCACTCCTCAAAAGGAAGTCTGCCGTGACGATTCATTTCGTCCAGCACAAACTCAGACCATCCTAGGTCTAAGTTATCCGTGGCAGCAGAGTAATCTCCGCTGATCAGATACTTCCCATTAGGAACATCGCTAGCCGTTGCCGGCCGGCATGTAAGAGCCGTAATAGGATGGTGCCCTAGGTACCGATACACCAATCGGTTCCACCTAAGGACATCGTAATAGTCTCTCTCCTCTCCCATTGAAACAATGCGAACTTTGCACGGTTCTCTAACCGCTGCAAGTCTGCACTTGATTCGTTCGGTCGCTGAGCGCTTGTCGATTTTGAGCGGGCACATCCGGTATTCTCGTAAACCGAGAACCGGATCCCAATCGATCCTCAAGAGCTCTGGGACATTAGGAGTCTTAAGCCGCTGCACCGCTAATCGCGGGCAGTAGCCGTCAGCGGACTGTTCCAGCCCTGCTAAGGTGTTACAAGCCCCACCCGAGCTTCTACGCGCATTAAATGCCGCAGAAAAGCTAGGTGTGGGCTCCACACTCTTTTGCAGAAAGCCGGAAGGGAAAATTTCCCTTATCAGTCCGCGGATGACTCTCTTCATATCCCCTTCGAACGTCTCAGTCGGACAGGCCAACTCATCACTCCAAGAAGTTAGCCTTGTCTCATGTTTCAATATCGCCTCCTCCACATAGCAATCACTCACCTGAGGGGCCACGCGCTTCAGATAAGAGAAGCTGTTGCAGAAGGAAAGTTTCTTTCTAGAAACCCTTCCACACAGCCTCTTCTTAATCATCTGTCGCACGCGAGCTCCGAATAGGTATTCGTGATTAAAATCCTCGACGGCCTGAACATCATTGTTTAAGCGCTTAGCCATAGGCCAAGCACAGAACAACTTAAGATATTCGGGCCATCTCGGACTGCTAAAGGAGAAGGCAACCGTGTCTAGTTCCTCGTCTGTTGGAAACCAATCCTCGCCGTACGCCTTAAGTTGAATTCTTAAAGCGTCCAGCAAGGTGGCAACCGCATCGAGCGAACTCTCGTGGTCCAGCCAGTCACCTGGCCTGAACTGCAGCAACTCCACCAACCCTTCGCACTCCGCGAAGGGCTTCGGCAGGGGCATCCAAGCTATCTGCATGGTATGGTCTGAGATCCGTGAAAGCCTGCCTACCGCTCGGGCAAGAAGTCTGCGTAAAGTGTTCGACACTTTATGCTCCTTCCTGACAGGGCGCGGCGACCCCATCAATGGTTTAGAAATTCTT